ATGCCGTCTAGGTCAGGCATGTTGGCTTTCATCTTGCGGAAGCCGGTGAAGTCAGCCGTCGCAGGACGGCCAACCGTGCCAGCGATAGCCTCAGCCTCGGCGACAGGTGGCAGACCCCATGACAGGATGGTGCTGACGCGATCCCATGACCGGAAAGATGGGTTGGCGTTGGCATCACGGTCAAACTTGACAGCGAACTCAGGCCGTGCGCGGAGATATGCGGTAACGTCCTCATGCACACCGTTGGCCACCATGTAGGCAATAGCGTCCTCAACGTCAGGGTCAATCTCCAAGAACATCAGACAGTCCTTGAGATGCGACGGCATGTTGTTGGTGCCAGCCCGATCCGACATGCGGTTGCCAGCAGCACAAAGAACCACGTTATGGGGCAAGTCGAACTCACCGACACGCAATTCATTGATGATCTGACGAGCGACATTCATGTTGGCGACAGGTGCCTGTGGCAACTCATCCAGAAACAGAATGACCACCTCATGTTCAGCCGCCATCTCATGCAGACGGCGAAGCCAGAATGGCATGACACGGTGGGCCTCACGTTCAAGCAGGGCGATGATGCCGTTGACCTCGGCAGCATCCATCGATGCCAGCGAAAGGATGTACAGGCCCCAATCACGCTCTGACCTGATCTGATGAACCATGGATGTTTTGCCAATGCCCATGGTGGCATAGGCATAGGGTATGGTCCGGTCAGCATCGCGGCTTTCGCGGTTGGCGATCTGGCTGTCGAATGAAGCCTCGAAAATAGTCTTAGCAAGTGAAAGTTTCATAACGAAACGTCTCCCAAAGGTTGGTTGGTGAAGGTTGAAGGTTGAAAGAAAAGGGGGCCGAGGCCCCCATGATTAGAACTGATCGACGACAGCATCGACAACCTCGTTTTCTTCAGCAGCCTTGGCCTTTTGCTCGGCTGCCGCCTTGTCGGCCTCGATACGCGCCGCCTTGTAAGCGCGGTATTGATTGTCGAACTCGGCCCAGTCTTCCTCGTCAAACTTGCTGGCGTTGAAGCCGCCAGTCGCATTGTGCTTGCCGAACAGACGCTGGGCCAGTGCCTCCATGTCACCGACAGGCTTGCCCTGCTTCACATGCGCTGCCAGCTTGGCCTCGGATGTGATGCCAGCGTCAGAGAAGGCAGCCTTCACGCCATCAGCCGTCAGGTTGGATGCGTTCTTGTCCCACCCAAAGGCGACGATGGCCTTGATGGTGTTTTCATAACGCTTTTTGCAGACAGCCTCGGCATAGCCGCCGTCAGTCATCAGCGAACCCTTGAAGCTGTCGATGACATCAGCACCGCCAACCAGCTTGCCCTTTTTGATATCGACGCCGTCCACCTTTTTGGTGGTGACGCGAACGCCCACCGACACAGCGGCAGGGATAAGCTGGGCGTATTGCTCGACGACAAGGCCGTTGATGGCCTCAGTGTCGGCCTTCTTGTTGCCTTGCAGGATGGTCACCTGACCGTGCAGATCATGCACAGTGTCGAGGATGTTGTTACCAGCGAAAGGATCAACGTAGGTGTTTTTTGTAGGCATATCAGTCTCCCGAAAAGGTTTGTGTTTCGCCGTGCTATCGGCTCATCAGTACGCCAGCGTCAGGCGCAGACACAGGGGCCGAGGCCCCCATGGTTATTGACCCGACTGGAAGTAGTAGCCGGATGCGTTGGACACGATGGCGTCATAGCGGTCAGAGGCAGCTTGCACCTCCGAGACATCCACCATGTACGACTTGACCACCACCTTTCCGGCAAGGAAGCTGCCGTGGCGCTCACGCAGTGCCTTAGCAACGTCAGTTGCACGGGCCAGTGAGCAAGTGACCTCGACCAGATCGCAGTCAGCGAAAATGTAGAATTGCTCTTTCATGTTATGCCTCCCAGTCTTGAAATTTGAGAACCGCGCCGCGCAGCTGGAACCAAGCCCAGCCACCTTGGTGCGGCATCAGGATCAATGCGCCGTTGGTGTCATAGTCGCCGCCCACCATCCAGCGGTTGTTTACTTTCTTGGCGGTCATCTTCACGCCAAGGTGAAATGCTGTGTAAGTCATATGTTCACCTCCAAGGTTGGTCGGTTGAAAAGGGTCAAATGAATAGGGGCAGGGCGACAGTGCCGCCCAGCCCTAGATTGTTTGGAAAGCCTTTACGAATGATGGCGGCAACCCCTACCTCACTGCCGCATCAGCGAACCCCATACCCTTGCAGCCGAAACCTACGGGCGGTTGAACGCCAGCGAACCAGATATCTCGAAGGCGATACCATCATCCTGACTTTCATTGTCCGAGGGTGGTGAACCGAGGAGCCAGACCTTGCACTGACATGGCGGGAGCGAAATCCCTAGCCGCCCAAATGCCCCCTGCGAGTGGGGTAGCGGTGATGTGAGTTCGTTATACATGAATAGACGCATGAGTAAAACCTTTTATTGCCATCTATGAACATTTATTTTCAAATATGGCTGTAACGTAGGCTGGAAGCTAAAAACGCCGCTAGCATCTTTTTGGTAGTAAACCACCGGAAAACACCTAAAGCCGCTGTACGGGCTTCCTAGGGCGATCTAGGGCATATTGAGATTTGAGGGTGCGGGGAAAGTTACAGGTAACTTTTCATAGGGTGCCGGATAGTCTAGGGTGACCGACAGGCAAAACCGCGAAGGCCCACCGCCAAGGTGCTGGCATGGTCATGGGGACAGGATAATGGGTAAAGATACAGGCAAGGGTAAGGGCAACCATCTCAGGGTGGTAGGGAAGGCAGACAAGCTGACAGCCAAACAAGAGGCATTCGCCATGCAGGTGGCCAAGGGTGCCATGCTAAGCGAGGCCTATCGTGACTGCTATGCAGCCGACAGCATGCGAGACAGCACCATATGGTCAGAGGCATGCAAGCTGGCACAGAACCCCAAGGTCGCCACAAGGATTAAGGCCATTCAGTCCGATATGGAACAGGATCGCCGCACGATAGAGCGCAGGCGGGAAGAGTGGGTTTTGAAACGGCTTACACAAGAAGCCGATCAGGCCGAGACTGATGGCGCTCGGATCAGGGCCATCGAATTGGTGGGCCGGACCATCGGCATGTTTACCGACAGGATCGAACAGGCTGACGACACAGAGCGGTCAGCGTCTGACATCGAAGCGGACCTGCGCAAGCGGTTGGACCGGCTGCTTGGCGACGGTTGACCCGCCCCTTTGCCTAGTCACGACACCTTGGACCCCCACCCACCCCCATCCCCCTGTGGCCGACATGCGCCTGCACACGCACGCTACATGAACATCTACTCATCCAATCCCCATCTCTGGTGAATAGCTATAAAGCCCCTGTAGCGTCCTTGGAGTGTTTTTGGGTATACCCCACCCCTTTGATGCTTTGAGGGTGCCACAAGGTCCTTAAAACGCGGTTAAAGGGTATTCTATGTGGCTAGGAATCCTAGGGGGGTGGGTATTTCAAAAAAATTTTTTAAAAGTTACATGTAACTTACTCATCCTCTGCATAGAGATTATTGAAGATCTGAGTTGTATCTAGGGTGTAGTCCAGATCTGACTTTGAGTAGTGGATATGCTGCGATGGCAGAAAGTCTGGTGCGCCTTCACCTGTTTCAAACCACGCTGGATGTGTGACTCTCACGCGGTTGTTGGGCAGTGCGATGATGTTTCCTGTCCATTCTCCTGCATCAAGAAGCTCCATGACATGGCTTTGCTTGTGCTGTGCGGGGTCATCTGCAATCTCACTATCAGTGTAATCCACCGTAAAAAGATACTTTGCGGGATAGAACTCACTGTCCACTTTTGCCAACCACGGACAGGGTGTAGCCCGGTTGAGCGTGTAGACGGAGTGGGTGTGTGACATGCAATCCCATGGCTGGGCGTAATGGACTGGCATCGGTTCTGGCCAGTCTTCAAAGGGGGTGTCCCCCACTAAAGCGGTGATGGGCATTCTAGCCCACATGGCCCCACCATGCACATTCGGCTCATCTTCATCGTCTGATTCACATCCTGTGAATATCACCTGAAAACTCAAACACCGATTAGGCATTGTAGTCACTGCAATACACATCGCATGCAGAAACTCACCGTGATACCTCATGTGATTACATGTGTATTCACGCCTCACCCAACATTTGAAGTGATTTAT